TTGAGATTGTCCAATTTTGACTTTAAAATCGAAGAGTTTATTTTGTACTGCACAAGCCGCAATTTGTCTAAGCGAACTATCCAATCATACGAATCCTCATTAAAACTATTTGGTCAATATTTATCGAAGGAATTTAAAATTGATGATATTCAAAATGTTACCAAAAGCCATATCCGACATTATGTAAAACACCTTCAGGAACGAGGAAAGTACACCTGTTCAGAAGAGGGCGTTAATAATAATCCATTGGCTCGCACTGATAGAGGTAAACCTATTAGCGTTAACACTATTAACAACTATGTTAGAAATATTAAGGTGTTTTTTAATTGGCTCAAAGATGAGGAGGATATTGAGAAAAACCCTATGGAAAAAATTAGATTGCTTAAGGGGCATGAGCGTATAAAGCCAAAATTAACACAAGAAGAGATAAGTGCTATTTTGAATTCCTTCGATAAAACCCGCTTTGATGGCTACAGGAGTTACCTTATTACCTTATTTATCCTTGACACTGGGGTGAGAATATCGGAGTGCGTAGAGATTAAAATGGATGATCTCAACTTAAGCAATCAAGCGTGTGTATTACGCTACACTAAAAACAAAAAAGAACGTATCGTCTTTTTTTCATCAAAACTGAAAAGGGAATTAAAGAACTGGATTAAATTTAAAGACCGCTATATGTCGAATGAACTTTTATTCCCATCTAGGCGAGGTAATCTATTGTTAATTACTGGTTACGAAAGAGTTTTGAGGAGAATTGGTGGAAAACTTGAGATAGATTTATATCCACATAGGTTAAGGGCAACCTTTGCTCAATATTATCTGCTCAACGGGGGAGATTTAATTTCCTTAGGTAGGTTACTAGGGCATAGTAGTCCAGAGGTTACAAAAATATATCTGCAATTAGACGAACAAAGCATTGCTGAACAGTATCGAAAGTTTAGCCCTGTAGATCATTTGAAACTAAAATGACTATAAAATAAAAAGAAAGAAATGCCTATTCATTGAGTGGGCATTTCTTTCTTTTTATTTTATGAGGTTAAGCCGTTAAAATCGCTCAAATTAGACACTCAAGACATGGGACAAGGAATTCCTATCTGATACCAGCCTAAGCCACTCAGGAGGTCATTTAAACGTGTCTGGTGTTAATATTTAATAGGTGGGGTAGCAAAGCACGACATAACGGTCAAAGGATTACTACCGCTAACCTGGGATTTAGTCTACTGAACTTCATCATTTTACACAGGATAATATTAGGCACACATTCGACAGGTTTCAACAAAGTATATTGGTAAATGGTGGTATACTTTAAGAAGTATGCATTAGATGCATATTATACTCCCATATCCTTAAAAACCTTAGATACACTAACCCCCAAGGCCGAACAGATTTTATAAATATTTTCCAATGATACGTTCCGATCTCCGCGCTCAACATCAGAAATATATGTTCGATGCAATTCGCACAATTCAGCGAGTTTTTCTTGCGATAAATTGCGCTTCAAGCGATATTCTCTTACGGTTTTACCAAATAATATCTTAATATCCATGATTCCATAGTAGATAGCTGCATACTATGAGTCTACAGATTATAAGTGACATTCGTCTGTTTATATGGTAAAATATTCTTGTTTGTACCATGACAATCACGGAGGATATGGCATTATGATAATTAATCATAATTTACAGTCGCTTAATGCAAACAATAGCTTAAAGAAAAATACCCTGAACACCTCAAAATCTTTGGAAAAGCTTTCTTCAGGGTTGCGTATTAATCGCGCAAGTGATGATAGTGCAGGTCTGGCTATCTCTGAGAAAATGCGTGCTCAAATTAGAGGATTAAGCCAAGCGGTACGAAATATACAGGACGGAATATCCCTTATTCAAACGGCAGAAGGGGGAATAAGCCAAATAATAACCCCACCTCTTCAAAGGATGAGAGAATTGGCTATTCAGGCTGCAAATGGAACACTTACAGATAGTGATAGAAAGAAATTGCAGGATGAAGTCAATCAATTGAAATCAGGTATTAATAATATAGCTCAAAATACGGAATTTAATGGGATTAAGTTGTTGATAGATGAATCGTTGAATACAAATCAAAAAAACTTAATGTCATTTCCAAATAATATCGAATTCACTATTAGAGATTCGAGTATTACAAATCATTTACTCAATGTTGCTTGGAACGGCCATCAGTATGTAGCTGTGGCTAGAGAGGATGGTGTGGTAGTGTCCAATGATGGAATTAACTGGACACAAGTGGATTTAGAAAAAATAAAAGTGGCATTTGGCGTGACAGTTGTTGGGGATAAATTTTATGTTGTCGGAACTAATGCTGGCATTGAAGTATCTACAGACGGAATTAATTGGGAAAGTATACATGCTGGTAATGAAAATATATATCATCAATTTAATTCAATAGCTAGTGATGGAAATAATAAATTTATAGCTGTAGGATTTCTTAGTACTTATTATACATCAAATGATGGAGTAAATTGGGTGGAACACCCATTAAGCAATGGATGGAATTTTGGTGATGTGGTATGGGCAGAAGATAAATTTGTTGCTACTGGTGGGGATGGATTTTCTTCAGAACAAATCGCTTGGACAGATGATTTGGGATTAACATGGCACAACATCACCCTTCCTGAATTAAAACCATCAAAAATCACATATGGAAATGGAGTAATAATAGCTACGGGACAAGATGGTAAAATAGCTTATTCAAGTGATGGGGATAACTGGACAACAGTACAAACCCCTGCAACTAAACCGTTAAATGATATAATATGGGATGGAGAACGTTTTTTAGCTTGTGGTTGGGATGGAAGTTTTGTTTATTCTGAGGACGGGAAGAACTGGACGAATATTGAAAGTGTACTACCCACCAACAAGCAATTACAGGGCATTGTTTTTTCCGGTGATAATAAATATATACTTGTTGGTGAAGATGGATTAATTATAGAGGGAGTCATAGTGCATTTAGAGAATCAACAAAAAAACCTCAAACTCCAAACTGGAGCCAACTCCGGTAATAGTATGGACATTATTTTACAAGACTTACGCACTAGCTCACTAGGTATTGATGATTTAAGCATTCTCACTCAAAAAGATGCAGATGATGCCATTAAAACTATTGATTCAGCAATAGCTAAAGCGTCTTCCTATCGTTCAAGCATGGGAGCTTATCAAAATGCATTAGAACACTTAGCTAGTAACGTAAGTAACGCAGAATTAAACCTTTCATCTGCTGAATCTCGTATCCGTGATGTAGATATGGCAAAAGAAATAATGAACTTTCAGAAGAACAACATTCTATCCCAAGCGGCTCAAGCTATGTTGGCCCAAGCTAATCAAGTTCAAGGGGCTATTTTGCAACTTTTAAAATAATGATAAAAAATAAGGGAGGAAGTGATGTTTGTGAAAAAAACATTCTTTATTTCTATTTTTTTAGTTCTTATATTTCCCATCCTTTTATTAGGATGTTCTGATGAGTTGGCTGAAAAGAAATCAATTGCTTGGGTGGCCGCTGAGCAAGAAGTAAAAAGTAATTTAAAGTCTCCATCTACTGCTAAATTTCAAAGATATAGTGATGAATATGTTGCAGAAACAGATGATGAAAACATATTTATGGTTAAAGGATATGTGGATTCTCAAAATGGATTCGGAGCAATGATAAGAAGTGATTATATTGTAAAAGTTGAGATAATTAATTTAGAAACAGGGAGATATAAGATTAAAGAGATTGCTATAAAGTAATTTTATATTAGAGATTTACCATAAACTTAAATTAGCCTCCGGACGTGTAGGAATCCTGCCGTTGTTTTACAACTTTTAAAACAATGATACATACAAGAAATTTAGCCCTTATAACAATCGCTTATAGCAAGGTAAGGGTTTTACCTTACGCTAGATTCTAATTCAATACAGGCTATTTTAAATTGATTAAGTGAGGGTTTTTGAGTCATCTTAAAGGTGAATTATTTCAGGAGGAAAAAACAGATGGAGAATGAAGCCCTAAAGGACATTTTGGCCGAATTGAAAGACTTTAAAGAATCTGCTGCTAGAGAACTAAAAGAGATTAAGAAATCCATTAAAAATATGGAAACCTCTATCGAAAATATGGAAGCTGATGTCTCAGAGATTAAGATTATTTTAAAAATAGAATAATCTATCTTGCGGAAAGATATAGACCAGCATTGAAAAAATTGGCTGAAGAGAATCAAGGAAAGAGAACAGATTTAACTTCTGGCAGAAATTTTCAAGAAGTTAAACTCATCCACACCCGTGATGGACTAGCCAAAATCGCAGGTGTAAGCCATGATGCATATGGGAAAGGGAGGGTGCAAAGATTTTTGTACCCCTAAGTTTAGATTTTAATTCGAGTCCCTAAAATGGGGACTCATTTTTTGCGTTTTACACCATTATACCCAGAGATTTACATTTGCTTCAATGAGTGTCAGAATCACTGTTTTGGGATTCTATTTTTTTATATTCTTTCAGATACTCTTCAACAAAATCACTTATTTCATTAAATAATAGTTGCTTTGAACTGAGATCTAATTTTTTCATTTCATAAAATGGTAATCGGATAATACCTAGCATAAAGCCAAAATCAAAATCCCTTAGATTTTTCAAAAAGCTATGTAAACTGGAATATGTATAATCTTGTTGACCTTGGTACACGACAATAAAGCCTTCAATTATCTTATCGAGAATCTTTTTGAAGTCTTCCTCCATTATGGCGCTATCGTAAATGTTATATTCAAGAGAATTGGGGCGAGCTTCTTTGAGTGAACTATGTAAAGGTGTCTTTTTGAAATCCGATTTGACGCTATTACTAATTAACTCTTCAAGATAATCACTTAATTGTTGTTGATCTATTTTTAATATATATTGAAAAATCGCTTTTAAATCTTCGTAATCTATAGTCTTAATGTTTCCATTTTCGATATGTGATATATAACTCTCAGATTTTCCTATTTCCTTTCCAAGTTTTGTTCCAATAATTTTATTTTTTTTTCTCTCATTTTTAATGACATTTCTTATATGATCAGTGATTGCAAGTTCATTCATAAAGATCACTCCTAATATTATCTATACTATAGTATAAATAATATAGTCAAAAACGTCAAACAAATTAAAATCAGAAATATAGTATAACGTACTATTTTTGCGATATTTATGATTGACATGAGTTTGGGACAATGTTACTATTATGACATAGTACATCTCAATCAATTATGGGGAGCATTCCTGTAGTAGTCAAAAATGATCTTTGTCAAAAAGAAGACCTCACGTTACAATTTGAAAGGACTGTTGGCCAACAGAATCCAATCAAAATAACGGAGGTCATCCCAAATGAATTTTACACAAAACGAGAAGCTAAAGCAACTATCTGAAAGAAGTATTGTGATCGGAGTGGACATCGCCAGCGAGCTTCATTATGCCAGGGCATTTGACTGGCGAGGAGTCGAGCTGGGCAAGGTATTCAAGTTTGAAAACAACGCTGAAGGATTCAAGGATTTCCATGCATGGATTGAACGTTTAAAAAGGCAAGCACAAAAGGAATGCATAGTGGTAGGCGCAGAACCAACCGGTCATTACTGGTTTAGCCTGGCATCTTACCTAAAAGAGCAAAGTATTAAGCTGGTCCTCGTCAACCCGTTCCATGTAAAGCGTAGTAAGGAGCTTGATGACAACCACCCCAGCAAAACGGATGCTAAGGATCCCAAGACCATCGCTAAGCTGGTCATCGAGGGCAGATACAATGAGCCCTATATCCCGGAAGGAATCTATGCAGAACTGCGAATAGCAATGGCCTGTAGGATGCGCATCCAAAAGGAAATGAACAGTATAAAAAATCGTGTTCAACGGTGGCTGAAAATCTACTTTCCCGAGCATGAAACGGTGTTTGGAAAGTTTGATGCCACGAGTAGCATGCTGGTATTGCAAGTTGCCCCGCTACCTAGGGATGTTGAAAGACTTGGAGCAGAAGGAATCAACCGAATTTGGAGAGACAACAAATTGAGAGCAGTCGGAATGAAAAGGGCTAAGAGCCTGTATGAAGCTGCTCAGAAGAGCATTGGTTGCACCGAAGGAGAGTCTTGTTCCCGAATGGAAATCCAGCTATTACTGCAAGACTATCATACTAAAACAGCACAATATGAGGCAGTCACTGAAACCATCGATGGGTTGTGCCGTCAGATACCCGAAGTAGCCAAGTTGCTTGAAATTAAAGGTGTTGGCCTCGTTACCGTGGCAGGTTTTCTCTCCGAAGTGGGAGATATTAGACGCTTTAATTCTCCAAAGCAAATTCAAAAGCTAGCGGGCCTAGCCTTGCGAGAAAGTAGCTCGGGCAAGCACAAGGGACAGACCACCATCAGTAAGCGAGGTCGAGCGCGGTTGAGGGCGATTCTATTTCAAGCAGTGATGCCGCTAGTCGCCAAAAACGCAGAGTTTGCAGAGATACACACCTACTATACGACAAGGCCCAAGAATCCACTGAAGAAGAAGCAATCGTTAATAGCCTTAAGCTGTAAACTGATTCGGGTGTTCTATGCCCTATTAACAAAGGGTATAGACTATGACCCGAAAAAGCTGATTCAAGATATTCATCGTCCAGTTGAGTATTCAGCAGCGTAACAGAATAGCAGCGAAATCACAAAAACAAACGGTCTGTGAGTAAGCGTCACCGCAGAAGTGAACAATCCAGGTAGCCTAGCAGACAAAAGAGCTGGTAGTCAGTCGGATAAATCACCATTAGAGCAAAGACTCGGTTGAGGAGCATAACTGACACCCAATCATGGATAGGTGGAACGAAGGAATTTAGGGCGGATTTATCATCTTGACCCTGTTAGACATGGGAGGTTTACCACCGTGAGAATAATGGGTTTACAACGGCCAACATATGCTAAAAAAGCAGACGTTTGCTTTGCTATACCCAAATTCTCTGAATTAGGCATTCTATGCGAATTCTATCCGTGGTGAGCTAGTTTGTTTGGTAAGGAATTCTATGAAAAAGCGAGATATTCAAAGAAAATCAAAAGATATTATAGGGAGGAAAATTAAATGAATATCCAAGAACTAAACCATTTAAAAGATGGAAGGGAGTATGCAATATGAAAGAATGGGTAATCAAAGACAATCACGGACACTACGTTCACAAAGAAAGTTTCTGTACAGTAAGGGAAGGTGTATTCGGGTATACCTCCTATCATGTTATTGCGAACGGTGTATATATGAGATGTATAACGAAACAGAAAGCTTTAGATATTGTTGCAAAGCTTAATGAAGATAAAATGAAATATGGATTTCCAGAGTTAAAGTTTCATATTGAGGGGAAGATGAGAAATGAGCTAATTAAAGAAATGGTTAGTTTTAAAGGTGAGAGACGGATTGATGCAGAAAGGGCGTGTGCGGTGTAATGGCCGCTAAAGTCATTCAGTTTCCAATGAATGATAAGATAAAAGATTGGCTGATTGAAGAGGAATATCGAATTTTTTGGGAAGCTGATGATCCTTACAATAATTACGAGGAAGAAGAGGAAAATTATAACTAAATATGTCCCTCACCTGACGAGTGCTGAGAGGGAAATCAGCCAAATCAAGTTTTGACCACCTTAAAACGGTTTGAAATGTCTTGGCGGGATTTTCCTTATGGCGATATTTAAACCGCTTAAAATGTGCTTGTAAATCGTTTTAAGTGTCAATATGATGAATCACTTTCGTTGATAATAAAGATACGTCAAATCTGGGGCAGGGTAGTAATCATGTTAATAGACCAAATTTGACAACAAAAAACCCTGCTTGTAATTTTAAGCAGGGGCAATAAGTCAAAACTCTTGACAAACTAAAATTCGATGATAAAATACAAATACGCAACCCTTTTTGGCTTGCACATAAATACAACATTATATCATCTTTAACAAATTATAAGGGATTTTATATGTGCTGTCAACACATGATTTTTATTTTATTTTTATTCGGCAAGGTTAAAGCATTGAAAAATCTAAAAGGAGGGAGAATTGGCTTAGTGACTGTTGTTTTTGATTGTGATTATGGATAGTGTGTGGGCTAGCCTGCGACCTAAATTAAACTTAGGTCGTTAGGTCTAAGGCTCACGAATATAGAAATAAAAACAAAAAAGAAAGAGGTAAAAAGATGATGAACCAATGTGATAAATATAGATTGCTAATGAGCGTTACAGAAAAGGGAAATAATGAAAAGATTGTTACGCAAGATACTTTTAATTCTGTCGAAGATGCCTATAATGCTGTTAAAAACATTTTAATTGATCTTAAAGACATACATCGGAATTTAATCCATGAAAATATTCAGCTATTTGATGAAGCCATAGAGCAAGAAGATGGTATTAAATATATCGGCGAACTTAAAGGAAGATTCAGGGGTGGGAAATTCTATATCAGAATTATTACAACTGAGGGAGAACCAGGAGATATTTTAGAAGCAGAAGAAATTCAGGGTTATTTTTATGAATTGTCCATTAATAACCTTGGTGAATTTAAGTTTTTGTTCAAAAAGAATGTTTTAGAAGAAACTGCGGAAGAAAATTATCTGATGGAGGTTTTTTGGAATCCTGAAGATTATGGAGTTACTGATTTTATCGTTGGTCAATATGTCGATGATATTGAATTGACAATGGAAAAAGTTAAAAGCAATATGGATTATTACATTGACGGTGCCAGAGTAGCGTGTTTGTGTCGGATAGAATCTGGTCATGATGATGAGGGTGTTTATGAGAGTATTTTGAATGAGTTCTTTGATGAAAAATATGAACAAGAGGAAGAGGTTAGCGATTGTTGTGTATGCAATAATTATGATTCAGATAAAGATGTATGCAAATTGGGTATTATATTGGAAGAGGATCAAGAGGTAGAAGAGTGTGAACGATTCGATTTTTATTTAAAGCTAACCTTGTCCAAAAAGGGACAGCTCAAAGAGGAAATCAAAGAGATCATTGATGGTATTGAGGACGATAATGACCTGGAAACAATCTGGAAATTTATTCAAGAAAATTTTGAAATCGTGATGACTCAAGAAGACAGAAAAGCATTTGAAAGAGGCGAGGAGGAAATCAAAAAGGGAGAATAGAGATTTATTTGAGGTTATAAAAGGCATCAGAATACCTATACCCCGTATATTGGACACTGATTATTAAGAAGAAAGAGTGGGATAAATTGTATGAAAACAATTATTGAAAAAATGACCTATCTTAGCGAGGTCAACGAGGAACTTAACAATAAGTTTAGAAATTTGGATGATAAAATTGAATGGAAAGATATCAAGGGAAATAACCAACTTAAACACTTAAAAGAAGATGGTTGTGAACTCCAAAACGCTCTTATATCTATTTATAACCTTATGGTAGCTCAGCAAACTAAAATTAACAGGCTGGAACATGATTTCCAGATTATGTTCCAACGAATAAATAACCCAAATGAAGAGTTTAGTGATGAAGAGATTTTTGTTTCGTGATGTGCTTTTTGCCCATCCAGAACTTGCGGAGCCAGTTATTAAAAAAATGGCTGGCTCCCCCTCAAATTTGCCGGGCAGACTGGTTAAGCATAAGTAATTGAACTGAATAAAAAACCTTACATTGAAGCGGTTAAGCTGCCATGAGGTCTTTGATAAAAATGGCAGCTTTAAAATTTCGATATTGTTTATAAGGGGGAAAGAATTATAGGATGATTGATCAAAGTAACACATACATCTTGTCAATTGATGGTAAAGACATCATAAATTCTAATTCGACTTATGAAATTAAACCAAAGAAAAAGTATAAGGCTACTCTTGATTTTAGTTCAGATGTAATCCAATTGGATAAAGTAGCCCAGGTGGTATATAAAACCAAAAAGGACAAGAATATTTTTTGTCTAGGTTATCTAGGGGATGATAGTAAGCAATATACTAATTCAATCGTTAACCTTACATTCAAATATGCCGTGAAAGAGTATTATAGAAGAGATGTTGACAAAGAAAAAATATACATTAAATATGGTAAGGGTATCGGAGACTTGAAAGCCTTAGAATTTGAAAATGGATTGTGCAGAGTAGAATCCGAGATAATCGCCATTAAAGTAGATGAATTATTTGAAATTGTTAAAAGTGAATTTATGGATTTATTAATAGATGAGTTAATAGAATTACCAAAAGGCTTTAGCTTTGAAGCAAATGAAAATGATAACACTATTAAATTTACTGTGGATGAAAATGAAATTGTTACGGTTAAATCAAGAGCAAAAATAAGGCAGGATTTATACAAAAATGGGTTTACTCTTAAAGATGTAAAAGGCAAAGAATTTAAAATGGTCAGATCCAAGCGATCATCTGGCAGCAGTAGAGATGGTAACTGTTTATTTATTAATGAAGAGCTTTATAAAGATATGATGAAATGGTCAATGATGGGATTGGAGTATTCAGAATGTGACGAGGTAGACCTTGCTGCCTTGGAGGCATATATTAGCCTTACATGTTCGTCTATCATTGATACTATTGATCTTAATCCTGAAAGTATTTTGCTTATTGATGATTATAAGAGCATATTCAAAAACAAGGCCATGGTGACCAGTATTAAAAAAGTGGATGAAGCAGATAGACTATTCACCGGAGTAAAAGATGAATTTGAAATCACTAATAGTATCTGGGATGGTCAAAGTTTGCTTGAATCTAGTATTTTTGGGAAGTATCCAAATAGATCAATGCTCCTTCTTCGCAATAGATTTTTTAAATCGGCTTGTTTTAACACAAATATCCAAAAGTTTTTTGCAGATAACGGAATAACTGATCTATCACAACTTAACGGGAAAACGATGGCTAAAGACATTAGAGATATTAAGATGATCACTACACCATCAAGCATCAAATATCTTAAGTTTGGATCATGGGAAGATTTTATATCTGAATGCTCTAGCTCCTGGGGAATAGTTAAACATGAGAAGCCAACTAAATTTTTTGGAGGCAATTTAGTCCAAACTCACTATCAATTATTGAACAGCATGATGATGAACAAAACAGGCGTGAAAGAGTTATTGCAACCATCCTTTGATTACCTTAATGCACTTAAAAACGATATCAGAGTTTTTAGAAACCATCTTGGAATTAAAATCAAAGATGATATAGAAGCCGGTGAAATCAATAGCTCTGATGACTTAATGTTTACCATGTTACAGCTCAACAATAAATTTGAGCGTACGGACTTATTTTTTAATTTTAGAGCAGATTTGATCGAAAACTATATTGACAATATAAAAAAGGGACATATTCTTGTTCCTGGTAACTACAGCGTGCTGTTCGGCAATCCTTTAGAGATGCTTAAGGCAACAATCAAGGACCAGGATCATCCGATGGCATTCAAGGGCTTAAGTGTATTAGGCGTTGATGAAATCCATTGTAAAAACTTTAAATACAATCAAAAGCTATTAGGGTGCAGGTCACCACATATTTCAATGGGAAACCTGTGGCTTGCTAATAATGTAGAGTGTAAGATTCTAGATAAATATTTCAATTTGAGCAAGGAAATCGTTTGTATCAATAGCATAGGTAATAACTGCTTAGAACGTCTATCTGGGGCCGATTTTGATTCGGACAGTTTGATTTTGACGGATTCAAAATTACTCATTGATATCACAGAGCTGAATTATAATAATTTCCTTGTTCCAACGGGCAATGTTAAAGCAGAAACAACTAAACGGTTAAATAACGCCAAACAAAAAGCAGAGTTAGATGAAAAAATCCATGAAAGTTCCAGCGAAATTGGCGAGATCGTGAATGTTAGCCAAATATTGAACAGTAAACTGTGGGATATGGTTAATAAAGGGAAAGCGGTTGACAGTAAAGAGGTGCAAGACCTATATACAGCTATCAGTCAACTAAGTGTAATGTCGAATTTATCCATAGACTCTGCGAAAAAGGAGCTAACCATTGATTTAAAACGTGAATTGCAATTAATTAAAGAGCTGAATATAGAAAGGGACTCAAAGACCAAAAAACTAACCAGGCCGTTGTTTTTCGGGATTGTAGGCAAAGGGGAAAACTATTGCTTTAAAAAACATTTTACAACAATGGATTTTTTGCAGGAAATCATAGAAGAAGAAACAAAAGATATCAGGGCAAAACGTAGGCAGGGAGAGGATAAAGACATTGTTACCATTGCGGAAATATTATGTGAAGAAAAAACAATCAAGATGGCTGATGCCGATAGAAACCAGATAAATATACTAATTAAAGATTGTAACCAACTTAAAGCGGCAGAAGCAAAAATCTGGAATGATGAGGAATTATCTAGAGAAGAAAAGTACACCAAAACTAACAGCCTAAAAAATGACTACATAGCAAAGGTAGCAAAACGAAGGATTAAGCCGGCCACAATTAAAACAGTTCTTCACCGAATTGATGAAGAACAAAAGAAGATCAGAGCAAATAAAAATAGCGATATAAAACAAGAAGTTAATACAGCATTGACAGGTATTGCTAGAAAGTTGATAAGTATTTTATATAAATCCCATAAAGACTCATTTGTTGAGTTATTTCAAGAATCAAAGGAAAAAGTTGATACAATTAAAAGGGTGAATAAGGTGAAGGAAGAGGATGAAATTCTTAAATTGTATGGAATAAATCATGTTTTAATAAATAATAATTAAGATTTACACACTTTGGTTTGTTAAATGTAATTAAAATTAAACAAAATCAAGGATTTTAGAAAATTGAGATAGTCCCCTATAGGGAAGAGAGAAGTTTAATAGCACTCTGTCATTAGAGTGCTATTATTAACTGATAAAATCAATGATTATCCTGGTATAGAGTAAAGAAAAAGATAAGTTTACCCAAAATAAATGAAAGGAGTGATGAAGTAATGAATAAACAAGAAGAAATAAGAGAACGGCTTGAGCGTTATATTCGAGATTTGGGCGTGTCACAAAAATTTATTTGCAATCAATTGAACATGCATCAACCTGTTTTGAGTAGCTACAAGCGGGGAAAAATTGACCTATCCCTCGATCAACTTTCTGCTCTTGAACGTTATTTGAATGAAAGAGATCCGAAATGGATTCAAAACTAAAATGAGATAAAAGGAGTCGGACAAAATGCAATACGCAAACACGGATGATGGGAAGTTGATCTTCTCGCCTATGGTAGCGAAGTTTCTACTATCTAGGAACTTCCAGATTATAGATCTCAAATCGGATCGCAATGATAGAAATAGAACTATTTTTGTCTTTAAAAAAGATGATGGAATAATGGACGCGATCCACGATTACTCACGATCAAAGAGAACAGAAAGGGGTACACATGGCGAAGAGGGAGTTAACAGTCGAGAAAGCTAGAAAGGCTGAGTTAGAAAGTAAATTCTTTAGTGAAGATGCTAATGGTAATGAAGTATTCGATGTTGAAAAATCAACGAGATACACATTGGATATATATGATATTGTTCATAACCCTAAGCAAGGTTATTTTCTTTTTAATGAGAAGTACTGGAAAAAAGTAGATGATAACTATTTGGCGCAATTGATATCTAAAGAAATGGACTTAATTTCAAAACCGTACTATACAGATCAGATTCTAAAACAAATAAGTCATAAACAATATATTAAGCTTGAGGAAATTAATAGTGATAGAAAAAGCATAGTATTACAAAATGGGACGCTCAATATTTCAGATTGGAAGAATCCAGTATTCTATGAGAATGAGTTTTTTAGAGAAGATTTTTGTACAATCTATCTTGATTATCCATATGATGTTAATGCTAATTGTCCCAATTTCAGCAAGTATTTATCCTCTACTTTTGAAAGTAATCCAGAAAATATAAAAACTGTTCAAGAAATGTTTGGTTATTGCTTAACGCCAAGTACAATGCATGAAAAGATATTCTTGCTCTATGGGGAAGGTGGCAGCGGAAAATCAGTTTTGATTGATACTTTAAAAACATTGGTTACTGATGCTAACTATGCCAGTGTACCTATGTCTTTGCTGGATAAATCCTTTCTTAGGGCTGGCCTTAAGGATAAGATATTAAATTTTTCAACTGAAGAATGTTCGCGATTGGTTAAAGATACTGCCATTACTTGGCTTAAAGCCATTTCCAGCGGTGATCCGATTGAAGCACAGTTTAAAAATAAAGATACGTTTAATTTTAAGCCGTTCTGTAAACTGGTTTTTGCTATGAATGACTTGCCACAGATTGAGAATTTTGATGATGCTCTACACAGGCGATTTGTCATTATTCAATTCAATAAAAAATTTCGTGGTGATGAGATTGATTTAGATCTTAAAGAAGGTAAGCTTCATAATGAAATGGCTGGTATCCTCCAATTTGCTATCAAAGGTTTGATGAGATTAGCAGAGCAAAGAGATTTTACATATTCGCAAGAATCAAAAGATATGTTAAATCAATATCGATTTGATAGTAATAATGCGGAAAGATTTGCCCATTATTATTTAGATGTCGCTAAAAGCTCTGAATCTTATTTGAAAGTTAATGATGTATACGAAAAGTATATTGAATTTTGCAAAGAAAATACTGAGCAGAATATGAAGAATGCTGAATTCAAGAAGATTATTAAACGAAAGTTTAATTTACCGCAAGCCAGAAAACAAAAGAAAATTAAAGGGAATCCAGAAGAGGTCTATGAAGGACTTGAATATAAAAAAGGTTTATCCCTGGTGGGGTAACATTATTTTAGCCTGGTAACAGTCCTTTGTTACCGCTATAACCCTTTAATTGCAATGGTTTTAGAAGAAAGTAACAAAGTAACAAGGTAACATAAATATTTAATGAGAAAAAATAGATAGGTATATTTTATGGAGTTGAAAATTTTTTGTTACCCTGTTACTGAGCTAAAAATAAGCCTAAAACCCTTTGATACCAACACTTTCAGAGGTAACATATTATTTTGTTACCTTTTTAGTTTTTGTTACCTGAATATAAGAACAAAGAAATCTATCGCATAGGGGGTTTGGGGGGAAATGCGAAACGCAATTTTACGGGGTAGCCCGTAGAGGAAGCAAAATGCGCTTTCCCCCCAACAATGATTATATTAGTTGTAAATTAGCAATTGCTAAGCTCAAGCTTCCTCCCGTCGCTTTCGCTAAGCAATTGACTGAATTTACAACTCCTGTCCGGCGACCGTCGCCGGACAGATATATATTTTTTGTTTTTCTGAATTGTTTTATCTACCAACTAAATTTTGGTTAATTGTCCCTTCTGTACAGGGATATTAACATAGACACTATATTTTTTATATTAATGGCAGCCGTTTAGCCTTTCGTGACGTCAGGTCGTTAGCAGCCTCCAAAGTAATTGCAAAAAGGCTAGTGCCGGGTGAGTATATTCCTGGCTGAGGGGGTGCGTCAAATTTGGGGCATCCCCAATATTATTTTTTTAAATTTATAAGATGAAAAGAAGGGATTGATTTATAAATGGATATTGCGGAGAGTTATAAAATATTTGGTGAAATCCTTACGGAAAAGTATGGAGAAGAATTTGATTACCAAAACATGACAATTAATGAGAGAAAACTATTCAAGGAATTTTTATTGGAATACCGTTCATTTTGTACACAAGTGGGCCAGGAGATCGATCAGGCCATCGAGGTAATTGATCAAGGGGTCAAAGAGATCGATGTTTGGAACGCCTGGGATCAAAGTGTGATAGTTACAGAGAATTAAGAGAACTACGAGAAAAAAGAGAGGCTGAAGTTAAAAGTGGAACAGATATCTAAATCAGAGATGGAGCTATTGATTGGAAGAGGTATTTTGAAATGTGTTAAGGGTAAGTACCCAGGACTTATCACCGGCAGCTCGCAAAAGTCTGGCAGAGCAAAAAAGCGGTGGGTGGAGGAACCTATATATCAGCAATTGTTAAGGATACAGGCAAAATTAAAATAAGAGGTTGAAGGAGAATTTATGATGAGTGAAAATAGGAATATTATTGGAAATGAAGTTGCAGAGCCTAAGCAGCAAAAGAAAAGGCAAAGTGCAGAGGATAAATTAAAGGCGTTACTGGATGAACACTATTTGAGGATTGAGAAAATGGTTAATGAAAAATTAGATGCCAAACTTGAACACATGCAATACAGGATCTATAAGAGCTTTATGATCGAATTGAATAGGGCGATACTGAGGAGGTAAAGGATTTGGAAAAAATAACAAAGTTAGATATGAGTGAAGAGGAATTTGTTTACCAAAGTGGAGACAGCAATTTTTGCGCTTACTTATTTTACCTTGGTTTTGAAGCTGAGGTAAAAGCTGTTGAAGTCGAGAATAGGGAGAAACCCAAGGTATTATTTCTATTTAGAGGGGAATCCAAGAGGCCGTTTATTGATGCCTACAATAATTATAGGTATTACGAGGTAAAAGTTAATTTAGGTAAATATGCTTTTTACAAAGAAGAGGCGTATAAGATGGTTAAGGAGGCATTGAGGGATTATTATAGTAGTAAAAATTAAAGGGTGTCACAAAAAAGAGCAGCCCTTACGACTGCTTAAAGAGATCAGCTGAAGTTAGTTTTTGATAAGTCTTTCTTTTAGACGTTCTTGTAATTCTTGAGAGAAGTTTATTCCAGCTTCATCGCCTAAGACCTTGAGATACTTCGGAACAGAGACGTTAATACGCATCGTTGTCATATCATTGGCTTTGCGGTACTTGTCAAAATCAATATCCACCCAGGTTACTATCTCGTTAGGTTCGTGAACCGGTTCGGATGTGGATGGCTCGGGGATATCCCGTCCATCATCTTGTTCTGTTATTCCCCACAGACCGATTGCATCGCGGGCCATATAGATAGCTTCAGCAATATCGGACCCTTGAGTATTTATATCTAAGTCAGGAACAGTTACAACGTATCCACTATTTGTAGGAGTTAGGATAATGGGATAAGCTTTGATCAATTTAAGCACTCCTTTTTATTTTTATTAGGGACGAGGTTTTATTTCAAACCTCGTCGTTTGATGATTTTCTTTACCAGTATGTCATTGATTTCATTTTGTCTTGAGATTGGTTCATTGTGGATTCCGTTGGTGTAGATTGTGTGATCATGACCTTCTCGCTTGAACCACCAGCCATTCTTTTCAAAGAGCTTGATCAAATCGTTGCGCTTCATCTCTTCACCTCTCAATTATATTATACACACTTGGTGTGTATAAGTCAAGGAGAAAATGAGTATTTACTTAGAAAGGATTGTTATGTCATTAAAAAAATTATGTGGAAGAAGTGGCTGTAGTCAGATTGTTGATTACAGCCTTACATATTGTGATAGGCACCAAGCGGATTATGATGAGAGACAAAAGCAAAGGCATAAGGAATTTAAGGCCGGTAGGAATGACAAGAAGGAGCAAGCTTTTTATTGTTCTGATGCATGGATTAAAACAAGAGACTATGTAAAGACAAAATATAATGGATTGTGTTTATGGAGCTATTATGTTGATAAGCAAATTGTCTTTTGTGACGTGGTTCATCATATTGTGGAGTTAAAAGAAGATTGGGAGAAAAGATTAGAGGTGGATAACCTTATACCTTTGAGTGAATCTGTTCACCTGGAGATACATGTGATGATGAAGGAAAAAGGGAAAAAAGAAAAAGTTCAAATGATGTTGAGGAAATTGAAAGAGAAATGGAAAAGGGAGTTTTTGGATGTCGGGAAATGATTCCATGTAATTTTTGGGGTAGGGGGTAGGTCGAAAAACTCCAACAAAGCCTTGAAAGTCGCTGGTTGCCCTCTCGCTTAAAATAAACTCCCAAATGAGGTCTTTTTAAAAAATAGAAAGGAAAGGTGGATTAATGGCAAGAGCAGCTAAGCCAATTGAGTTACAGACTAAGCATTTAACAAAAGAAGAAATTGCAAAGCGTAAAGATGCAGAACAAAAATTAAAAGGTGATGATGCCTTGGTCTATAAGCCGCCGAAGCATCTAAAACCTGAAGAAAAGAAAATCTACAGATTTCTGGTAAAGGAATTACAAGCAAGTGGAATCTTGTGCAATTTAGATATTATGATTTTAGAACAGACCGTTGATTCAGTCTGCCGATTGAAAGAGTGTAAAGCGCTGATTGATCAATATGGCATACTTCTAAAAAAAGGAAATGATGAGTTTGCAAAAAACCCTGCTTGCACGGCCTACAAGGACTATAATTCGATTTTTAATAAATGTTGTATGGAGTTGGGCCTTTCTCCTTCAGCAAGGGCAAAGTTAGCACAGGTTAATATTAACGCTAAAGAAACTGAGGAAGATCCTTTATTGAAGGCTCTAAGAGGTGATTAGGATTGCTCTTAGATAAAGCCTTACAATATGCTCAAGATGTTATTAAAGGCGAGGAAATAACAACTACAGAAGTAAAGACTCAATGTCAAATCTTTTTGGACGATTACTTTAGTAATCAATACCAAGAAGATTTTTTATTTTACTTCGATTCTTCAGAAATAGAAAAGATAGAGAAGATATTAAATCTGCTCAATTATGCAACAGGCATTGATGTTGTAGGTCAACCGGTACTCAATCATTTATTTAATTTCCAAGCCTTTTTTTTTACTAATATCTTTGGTTGGCGATTTAAAAACGATGTAAAAAAATACCGTTATAGAGATGTCACTTTATTTATCCCTAGGAAAAATGCCAAGACATGGATGGCTGGAGTTATTTTAATTATCCTTTTGCTTACGGAGGATGATTATAGCGAACTCTATAGCATTTGCCTGGATAGAGACTTGGCGGCAGAAGTCAAAAAAGCAATGACACAAATTATTAATGCAAGTCCGGCAATTCGTAAGCATTTTAAAGTATCTACAACTTTAATCGGTAAGATCATTTGCAAGTTGACTCATAGCTTTTATCAGGCTAGGACGGCTGAAGCCAATAAAAACAACTCCATACGTCCATCAGCGTATATCGCCGATGAGATTGGAGCGTTTAAGGATTATAAAAACATAAACGCCATGAAGTCAGGCCAGCTATCTGTTAAAAATCCTTTAAGATTTAAACTGACAACGGCCTACGCAGAGTCTCAATCAATCATGATCGAGGAACTGGAGTATATCCGCAAGGTGTTTAATGGGGTAGTGGTTGATGATCGTATGTTTGCCCTACTTTATTATGCAGAAGATGAACACAAATGGGACGATATAGGGCTAAAGCAAGCAAATCCTTTGAGGGTGGAAGAAAATTACCAAGAAATTAAAGATAATCGCAAAAGTGCCTTAGAGAAGCCTTCAGAGCAGACGGAATTTTTGACCAAACATCTAAATATATTTGTCCATAATGATAGCGAAGAAAAATACTTAGAATACGATTTGTGGAAAAAGTGTCAAACAGACAAGATTGATCTACAAGGTAAAGAAGTAGTGGTTGGAGTCGATCTTGCCCTTACAACGGATCTAACAGCAGTAAGTATTATGTACTTAGAGGATGGCAAATTTTATTTGAAGAGTAAAGGTTTTTTACCGGAAGAGTCTCTAAAAAAACGAAGGGAAAAGCTTGATTATAGAGCGTTTGAGAGACAAGGGCACTGTAAGATTACAAAGGGTCATATCGTGAGCTACAATGCCGTCGAGGACTATATCAGGTCGATTGAAGAAGTTTATAACTGTAAAATTAAGTGCATCGTCAGTGATCCATTTAATGCTCTGCAAATGATGGAGAATCTTGGTGAAGATTATGATGTGATACTTATCAAACAAACATATACAAGCCTGTCTCCGTCCATTAAATCCTTTCGGGATGAAGTTTATTTGAACAATGTTTTTTATGAAAAGAACCCTTTACTTGATTGGTGTGTTGCTAATGCGGTGACGGTTAAAGGGAAAGTAACGGAAGATATTTTATTAGCGAAGGAAAATAAAAATAAACAAAGGATCGATTTACTAGTTGCCAGTATTTTTGCTTATAGCCAATTGTATTTGGATAAAAGCGAGATAAAGATTGAGATCACCGAAGAATATTTAAAATCCCTTGGGTGGTCATAGGATGGTGAAGAAAAAAATGGATAGATTTAAAGTGCTCCTCTTGGATTACCTGGAGGATTTTTTGATTTTTATGGGATTACTTTTAATTATGTTGGCTACTTTCCTGCTTAACAGCATAGCGGGGATATATGCCACAGGAATAATCCTATTTTTGTTAGGGGTTTACTTTATAAGGTTCCCCATAAAGAAAGGTAGGTGAATTAGTTGGGGTTATTTAGAAGTTTGTATGAGACAAGGGGTATGAACGGTTATAGCAATGAGGAGTTTATGAGGCTATTAGGGATCAATAATTTGTCCGTTGATAGAGATAAATTAGGCGAGATTACATATTTTACCTGTGTCAAAATTTTATCTGAATCTGTAGCCAAGCTGCCACTCAAGTTATATAAAGAGAAGAAGCAAGGAACGGAAAAAGCAGTAAATCATTACCTTTATTCTTTGCTAAAACTAAGACCAAATCCCTATGTATCGTCTTGGAATTTTTGGAGTAATGTTGAGTTTCGCAGGAATCATTATGGAAATTGTTTTGTTTACATAGATACAGCTAAGATTGGCAGAGGTTCGGGCAAAGTTAAAGGATTACATATCTTAGATAACAATAATGTACACATTTGGGTAGATGATGCTGGATTAATCGGCAATGAAAATGCAGTTTGGTACATTTATACAGACAGTAAAGGCAAAGAGTACAAATTAAGTCATGATCAAGTTTTGCATTTCCGTACAGCTGTAAGTCTGGATGGGATCACAGGACTTGCGATTCAAGATATTTTAAAAACATCGATAGAGAACTCTCAGAGTGGTCAAAAGTTTATAAACAACTATTTTAAGAATGGTTTAATGGCTGGTGGGATTTTACAGTATTCCGGCGAAATTGACGAGAAAGCCATAAGAAAGATGCAAAGTAAATTCCAAAATTTAGCGAGCGGCCTGGAAAACGCCGGAAAAATCTTGCCCGTACCTTTACCTTTCTCATTTCAAACTATCAGCAATAAACTAGTTGATAGCCAGTTTTTAGAGTTGTCGCAGTATTCAGCTAAACAAATTGCAGCCGCCTTTGGAATAAAAAACAATCAGTTAAACGAACAAGTGAAATACCAGAATATGGAGCTTCAGCAAAAGGAGTTTTATATTGATACGCTTCTACCGATTTTGACGCTGTACGAGGAAGAGTTATCGTATAAATTACTGACTAATCGAGAACGAAACGAAGGAATGTTCTTTAAATTCAATGTCGATTCTATCTTGAGGGGTACATTTAAAGAAAGAATGGAAGGTTATGCTACTGCAATTAATAATGGTATTATGAAGCCGTCAGAGGCAAGGGATAAAGAAGATTTACCATTTGATGGAGATAGTGATAAGTTGATTGTCAACGGAAATTTTATACCTTTGTCTATGGTGGGACAGCAATATACCAATGTTCCCTTGGAGGGAGGTGAAAATATTGAATAAAGAAAAGGAAATAAGAACTATTATTAAAGATATGGAAATCCGTAAAAAGGAAGATGGGACAAGGTCCATAGCGGGCTATGTTGTAAAATGGAACACCAGAAGTGAATTGATTTGGGGTGAGTTTTATGAGAAGGTTGCTAAGGGTGCTTTTGCCAAAAGCCTTGAAGAGAATACCATTAAAGCATTATGGAATCATAGGACTGATTTTGTTTTAGGAAGTACTAAGAATGCTACTTTAAGGCTGAATGAAGATGATATAGGCTTAATCTTTGAGCTGGATTTGCCTAATAATAGTTGGGGTAATGATGCTTTTGAATCAATCTCTAGAGGTGATGTAGACGGAGTAAGTTTTGGATTTTTTACCCGAAATGATAAATGGGAATATCTAAAAGATGAGGATGTTTATGAAAGAACTCTGCTAGATGTGGATTTAAAAGAAATATCTCCTACTCCCTGGCCAGCAAATCCATCCAGCGAGGTTTACAAGAGAAGCCTTGATATGTTACCTAATACCAGAGAACAGAGACACATAGAGCAACAAAATATTTTGCTCAAACGAAAATTACAGTTAGAATTGGAACTTATCTAAAAGATAGGTTCTTTTTTATATTCAAATAAGAAAGGATGAATTTTAAAAATGAGAAAAATTGATGAATTACGCCAGGAGTTAAACGCCAAAAAGGAAGAGGCAAGAGGACTCTTGAAGAGCGATAAGGTAAATGAGGCTGAAGCAAAAATGACAGAGATTAGGGCTTTGGAAAAAAAGATTGGATTACAAGCGGAATTGGACGAACAAGAAGAAAGAGAATTAGATGAAAAGCGAAAGGATGATATAAAAATGGAAAAGAGAACTGTAGATCAAGAAATGGAATATAGAGCAATTGGGAAATATCTTTTGGGGAAGGAGATGAGTACCGAAGAAAGAGCAAGTGTTAGTGTCAATGTAGAAAATTCTAATGCAATCTTACCGCAGGGTTTTGTTAATCAGGTGCAAGTATTAATTGATGGGTTCCCCTCATTGAAAAGGTATTGCCATGTAATTCCCGTAAGCAATCAGAGTGGGAAAATGCCAATTAGTTTAGGTTCAACTAAAAAGCTGGTTAAACTTGCAACGAATACCCAAATTGTTCAGGATATGATCACCACTACACCTATAAATTATTCGGTGGAGGATTATGGTAAGATTATTCCTGTTGAGAATAGTGTATTGCAAGATACAACGGTTGACTTTTTTAACTCTTTAATCGCTCCTGATTTTGCTGAGTGTGCAGTGAACAGCGAAAATGAGGCCATTATTAAAATCGTAGAAGATAATGCGGTGGATTTCGCTGCCACAGATTATAAAGGAATTGCTAAATGTTTGAACACTAAGGTAAAGCCATCTTTGTTAAAGAAAACCATTATTTTAACAAGTCAAAGCGGCTATGATTATTTAGATGGTCTAGAGGATGCCAAAAATAGACCGTTATTAAGCGAATCTCTATCTGTTGAAGGTGGCAAAACCTTTAAAGGTCGGGAAATTGTTGTTTTAGACGATACAGAGCTTGTAGCAGATTCAGATAAAAAGGTGTTTTATGTTGTTAATCTGTACGCCTTGGTTAAATTCTTTGACCGTAAGCAGTACGAAATTAATGTAAGTCGTGAAGCGGGGTTTGTTTACAATCAAACTCTTACTCGTGTTATTGAGCGATTTGATGCAGTAGCTGGTGACAGCCGAGCAGCATTTAAAATCGAGTTTTAAGGGAGGGAGGGAATACCCCTCCTTTTTGATAGGAAGTGAACAGCATGATTTTAGATTTGGTTACAGTAAAAGACTTTTTAAAGGTTGAGCAGGATTTTCATGATGAAGATAATATTATCCAATTATTGATTAACGCTAGTGAAAGTTATCTTTACAATGCCACAGGTATTCAGTTTGATGATAATTACCCTACGGCGAGGCTATTCTGCTTGATCCTTGTTGCTGATTGGTACGATAATCGGCAGATGGTCGGTAAAATATCGGAAAAGGTGAGATATACAGTTGAATCTATGATCACTCAGCTCAAATATTGCTATGGCGGTGATGCACCATGAACGCTGGAGATTTAAGGAAAAGGATAACCTTTCAGGTTTTATCCGATAAAACAACAAATGAGAATGGTTTCCCTTTACCAGAGGATGAAAGGTATCAGGATCATTTAAAAGTTTGGGCAGCTGTATATCCATTAAGGGGAAATGAATTCTGGAGTGCAAAAACTACCTATAACCAAAACACGGTTAAATTTATTTGCCGCTATACTGCTGGAATCAATGCTGATATGCGGATCAAATATGGTGACAGGATATTTAACATTATCGGCGTTATTGATGTGGATGATCGTCATAAGTGGCTACAGATTATGGCTGTGGAGGTGGTTTAAATGGGAACAATTGAGATTGATGGTTTTGAGGAGCTTGAACAGGCTTTACAGGAGATGACGATTACTGAAGCGGACGAAAAAAGAGCCATGAAGAAAGCTCTTGAACCGATTTATGAAGAAGTTATGAGAAATGCTCCTGAGAGTAAAGGAAACCTCAAACGACAAATTAAAACATCGGTTAAGAGGGAGGACTTTAGTACAGTCGGAAAAGTTCGTCTAGGAGTCTGGTACTCCAAATTTAACGAGTTCGGGACAAGTCAATCCAAGAAAAATGTAGGATTTTTTGAACGCTCTGTAAACAGCACAAAAGATCAAGCAATCAAGATTTTAACAGAAGAACTATTAAAATAGGATGAGAATTATGGCAACAAATATCAAACAGTTATTGAATCAGGTGTTATCCAGCCCTGAGATCATCAATCTTCTGCCGGATAAAAGGGTTTACTTTCTTCATGCAGAGGCTCCTAAAGCTCCATATGTGGAATACGAGATTATTAATGAGAATGGTCAGGAGTGGGCTGAAAATAAGGAGATAGCAACAAATTATTATGTCCAGGTGGATATTTTTTCGATGGGTGATTATACAGCAATTGAAAATGCAGTCAAAGAAAAGATGATCAGCCATGGATTTAAACGATCTATGGCTGCTGATCTATATGAGTCGGATACTAAGCTGTATCACAAGGCAATGCGTTTTTTGATTACATTATAAAAATTAATAAGAAAGAGGATGGTAATAGATGGCGATTGTAGGACTGGAAAAATTATACTATGCTAAATTAACTGAGGACAAGATAGCAGGGGCAACCTATGAAACACCTATTTATCTTGAGGGAGTAAAAGAAATTAGTATTGCTCCTAAAGTATCAACAGTTAAAGCTTATGCTGAGAACAGGGCATGGGCGCAAGTTACCTCTTTTGACGATGTTGAGGTGTCTATAGATCTCATCGATCTAACCAATGCTCAACGTGCTGATTTGCTGGGAAGTGATTTAGCAGTAGAAGGTGGGGTCATCTCTAAGGTTAATGATACAGCACCTTATATAGCCTTGCTTTATGTTGCGAATACCTCTGATGGCGGTAAACAGTATGGTGTACTATATAAAGGCAAGATGGAGTTACCAGAGGATTCCGCTAAGGGACAGGAAGGCACAGTGAACTTTCAAAGTTTTTCCATGAAAGCAAGTTTTATGCCTTTGCGTTACAATGGAATGTGGAAGTATCAAGTCAGCGACAAAGATCCGGACTGTCCTGTAGACATTGAAACTAAGTTTTTCGAAGAGGTTATTATCCCTACAGAAAAAGTAGAGACTACTGAGGGGTAAAAAATAAATAGAGTTTTTCAAGGGAGTGCCCAATATTAGGCACCCCCTTTTCATTTTGAAAGTATGGAATATTATAGGAGGATGAAAAACATGAGTAAGATTAATGTTGCGGTAAATGAATTTAAGATTGGACTGGATAGCATTGAATACACCTTTAGATTGGACTTTAGAGCCTTGTTGAAATTTACAAAACGCTATAAAGATGCCTTGGTAATTTTCAACGAATTTTTGACTGGTAAAGATATCTATGGATGTATCGTTAAGATCTTAAGTTGTTCTTGCCTGGAGAAGGAATTTACGGAGGATGAGTTAGTAGAGCAATTAAGCTTTGACTTTAAAACCATGAAACTGATGGATGAGATTACTTTTGCATTGATTGATGGGGTTTTGTCTGAAGATAAAGGTGATAAAAAAAGTAAAAGCGGTAAGGAAAATAAAACCTCAAAAAACTAGAAAACCAGTCAGGATCTAAGGAATTATTAGATTTTGACTGGTTTTATTATATTTCTACGGTATTGCTTCAGATGACAGAAGAAGAATTTTGGAGAAGCACTCCTAGAAAGGTAGGGGCACTTTGGGAAATACACGCTAAGGTCCATGGATTTGATATTGGTGAAGAAAAAGCGGCCAAAGAAGAACGATTGTTTATAGATCAGATTCTATTTTGATAGGAAAGGAGGTAATATATGGCAGATGATTTAGAAAAACGAATAACAGCCAAGATGGTCTTAGACTCAACAGGTTTTAATTCCGGTATCCAAGGTGTAAATCAGCAATTAAAACTTGCCCAATCAGAGTTTAAAGCGAGTTCTGAGCAATTGGGAGTCTTTGGGACAAATAGTGAGAGATTGAAAGCAACTACTGAAGGTCTGAGCAGACAGATCGATCTGCAAAGGCAAAAGGTAGATATTTATCAATCCAGTATTCAGAAGACCACTGAGAAGCTGCAGAACAATATTAAAGCCAGGGATGATCTGAAAAAGAAGCTTGAGGAAGCGACAGCCAAATATAATGATGCGATCAAGCTTTATGGTAAAGAATCAGAAGAAGCTAATAAGGCTAAAGAGTCTGTTGATAAATTAACCGAAGAATATAAGCAAAAAGAAAAGCAAATAGAAAATAATGCTAAGACCATCAACAATTACACTATCAAGATGAACCAAGCTGAAGAAGGCTTAGCTAAAATGCAGGGAGAACTTAAAAAAACCAATGATGAGTTAGCTAAGAGTGAAAATAAATGGCTCAACGCTGGGAAAGCCTTAGAGGAAACGTCACAGAAGCTAAAAACAACAGGTGAAACAATAGGATCTGCTGGGGGAGTTATACTTAAGGCTACGGCACCTTTAGTTGGATTAGGAGCGGCATCATTGAAGTTTGGGATAGATTTCCAGTCTGCGTTCGCCGGAGTCAAGAAAACTGTGGATGCGACAGAAGAACAATTAGCTGGATTAAGTCAAGGTATCCGAGACCTATCTAAGCACATGCCACAAACTGCTAGTGAAATTGCAGGAGTGGCAGAAGCAGCAGGGCAATTAGGGATTAAAACAGAGAGTATCCTTGGGTTTACAAAAACAATGGTTATGCTTGGGGATGCAACTAACCTTACCTCTCAACAGGCAGCTACTGATTTAGCAAGGTTAGCTAATATTACCCAAATGCCTCAAACTGAATTTGATAGGTTGGGTTCAAGCATTGTAGCACTTGGTAACTCAATGGCTACTACGGAATCCGAAATTGTTTCTATGTCCTTAAGATTAGCTGCTCAAGGCAAACAAGTAGGCATGTCGGAAGCGGAAATAGCTGCATTAGCTGGGACTATGTCCAGTTTGGGAATTGAAGCTGAAGCTGGTGGTACAGCCATGACCACAACTCTCAAAAAGATTCAGACAGCCGTTGCCGAAGGTGGAGATGATCTTAAAGCCTTTGCAGATGTTGCTAGGATGTCCAGTCAAGATTTTGCTGATTTATTTAATGAAAATGCGATTTCTGCATTAGATGTTTTTGTCAAAGGCTTAGCTAATTCAAGCACTGAAGGCAAAAACTTAACAACAATCTTATCTGATTTAGGTATTACTGGTATACGTGAATCAGATACTTTGTTACGTATGGCGGGAGCATCGGAATTATTGTCCTCTGCGGTAGAAACATCTACTCAAGCGTGGAAAGATAATGTTGCATTGAGTAATGAGGCAGAGCAAAGATACGCCACCACTGAAAGTAAACTCCTAATGCTCAAAAATCAGTTTATTGATGTAGGAATTAAATTGGGTGATGTTTTAATTCCTTACGTTGAAGCAGCAGCCTTAAAGGTCGGAGAATTTGCTGATTGGCTAGGTCAGCTTGATGAAAAGACCTTAAATACTGCGGTACAGGTTGTAGGCTTAACAGTTGCCTTTGGGGGCATCCTCAAAGTTGGGGGAGGGGCTATTAGTACCATAGGGAGTATTGCCGGGGGTTTAGGCAAATTAAGTACAGCTTTAGGAACGGCAAAACTTGCTACTGCTGGAGTTAGTACGGCTGCAAGTGTAGCTGGTGGGGCTGGTGGTTTAGGGGCTTTAACAGCTGGATTAGGGACTGCAGCAGTTGCAGTGGCTCCCTTTGTGTTAGCTGCTGGTGGTATTGCTGCAGTGGGCTATGGTATAAATAAGGCTATGTCTCAAGAGGCAATTCCGGCAGTAGATTTATTCGCCGATCATGTTGAGATGACAGCTGAGCAAGTTGAATTAGCAAGCCAAACTATGGGAGCCGTAGTAGAGACCACTACTACAAAAATCACTGAGGGAACTAAACAAGCCGTAGGAGCTTATCTGGAGTTGGATAATCGGGCCACTGAAACCTTGTCCAATCTGTATATCAACAGTACAGCTATAACCTCTCAAATAGCTGATGATATGGTAGGTCAATATAATTCGATGACATCTCAGATCGAAGTTGGGATGGATAAGCATTATCAACAACTTACAGATGATATGCAAACCTTTTTCAGTAACTCCCGCACTTTAAGTGATGCTGAAGAGAAAGAAGTTCTTGCAAAATTAGAAAGTGATAATAACGCTAAGAAGACCGAGATAAATAATTACACCAAGCAAATTCAAGAAATTCTTGCTAGAGCCAGTGCGGAAAAGAGGGCTTTAACCTTAGAGGAACAGCAAGAAATCAATGAGATCCAAAATAAGATGAAAGTCAATGCAGTTAAGTCTCTGTCAGATAGTGAAGTGGAATCAAAAGTTATCCTGGAACGGTTGAAAGACTACAGCACAAGAATCACTGCTGAGCAAGCATCTGAAGTTATAAAAAATGCTGAAAAGCAGAGAAGAGAATCTGTTGATAATGCCGAAAAGCAATATCAAGAAACCGTTAAGAATATTATCAGGATGAGGGATGAGACAGGGGTAATCAGTGCCGATCAAGCGGACAGGCTTATTAAAGATGCAACAAGGCAAAAAAATGAGAGCATTGTCAAAGCCCAAGAATTAAAAGACGGTGTGGTTGAAAAGATTCGAACCATGAATAGAGATATCTTAAACGATATTAATATCACAGATGGTTCTATCAAAAGCGGCTGGAATAAGTTAAAGGATTGGTTCAGCAATAATCCAATTACTAGATGGGTTAGGACACAAACGTCAAGTGAGGACAAACTTGACATTGGACAGAATTTTGCAGGTACTAACTCTTGGCGTGGTGGATTGACTACGTTACATGAAAAGGGCTGGGAAATTTATGACCTCCCGAAGGGTACAAGAGTTTACCCACATGAAGCCAGCGTAGAGTTGATTAATAAGATGGCTCAGAATCTTACTAATCAGAGTGGTGTAGGGGCATCTGCTGGTAATATCACAATTAATCTTAATGTTGCAGGTAATCTTGATAAGGATATATTACCAAAGGTTGAAAGAGCCTTAGAAAGTTCATCTCAATTGGTGGTAAAAGAACTTAATAAAATGGGGATTAGGATAAATAGATAG